CTAAGTGCTTGAAAACACTTGGCGGAGCCGGGGGGATTCGAACCCCCGAGAGGCCTTAACGACCTCTAACGGTTTAGCAAACCGGTTGTTGAGAAGCTGCCTCTTGAACATCTAATTCCGATCCCTATACACATGCGCGAAGGCCCGCTACGGCGGGTTTTCTTTACCCAAGTTCCCTGCCACCTGTAAAACCACCTGCTTTCGACTATCAACCCTCACAAGATCAACCACTTAGCAGCTGGCGTGGCGCATCACCAGCCAACGAACCGCTCGAAAGGACAGTCCCCTGATGGACGCTGTGATTACCAATGTTCTCCCTGAGGTTACCCCTGAGCTTCACCCCGAGCTTGATGCTGCTGCCCGTAAGGTGGCCAAGCGGGATGCCCGTGCCGAAGCCAGTGTTGGCTTTGGAGCGACCACCGAAGGGATGGCAATAACCCGAACCTATCTCAATCAGGTGACCTCTGCGGTCATCCAGAAGCTCTCAGGTCCCCGTCCGAAATCCGATGCTGCCGAGTTCAAGCTGGAGCGGCTCCTGCGCAAGCTGGACCCCCAGGTACTGGCTTTGTGCATCCTCCAGTGCGGCCTCCACTGCGCCGGTCGCGATGGTGCCTCTGTGGTCTCCGTAGCGGACACGATGGGGGAGGGCATCAACGACGAACTGTGGGCGCAGGGCCTGCTCCTGACGGACGCCAAGCTGGCACACAGGATCGCCAAGCAGGCCGAGGCTCGCTTCCCCACCGTGTCCATGCGTCGGGCTTACGCCAAGCGTCTGGCCGAGGAGGAAGGTTTCAGCATGGAGAGCTGGCCCTCCAAGCTCTGTGTCCGTGCCGGGAACTGGGGCATGGACGTTCTGCTTACCGCCTTACCGCTGGTGTTCCAAAGGGAGGAACCGAGGGTCTTCATGGGTCCCGCCATCTGGTCGATCACCGAGTTCGGTCTGGACATGGCCAAGGCCGCTCTGGCCGAGACCGTCTGCATGAACCCGGTCTACCAGCCGCGCACCGAGCGCCCCAAGGACTGGGACGCCTTCGTGATGCGTGTGGCTGAAGACGACCGCACGATGGACCGCAAGCAGATCATCAGGACCCGTCACCCTGACAACATCGCCAAAGCGAAGCACGCCATCCGCACGGGCCAGATGGCTCCTGCGTTGACCGCGCTGAACGTGATGCAGTCCGTCCCGTTCAAGATCAACACATGGGTCTTGGACGTCATGGTCGATTGTTACAACAAGGGCATTGCCGTCGATGGCCTGCCTATGTGGGGCAAGCTGGAGGTGCCGCCGAAGGCTACTCCCGAGCAGTGGGAGGCGATGTCGGTCGAGAAGCGCAAGCTGCTGTCGAAGACCCGCAAGGGCCGCATGAAGGCCAACAGGGCCAACGATGCCGCTGTCATCTCGTTTGAAGAGGACCTGATGATTTGCGAGCGCATCGCTCTCGCTGATCAGTTCTTCACCCCGATGAACATGGACTGGCGGTCCCGCGTATACAGCCTCACGCATTTTTCGTTCCAGCGTGAAGACCGTGTGCGTGCGCTCTTCCTGTTCGCCAATGGTGAACCCATCGGTGAAGACGGCATCCGCTGGCTCAAGATACACGTGGCCAACTGTGGTGCGTTCGACAAGGTGGACAAGAAGACCTTCGACGAGAGGATCAAATGGGTAGACGACAATCTGACGCTGATCGCAGACTACGTGCGAAGGCCGCTGTTCTCCACCGGTTGGACGAAAGCCGACGCTCCGTTCCTGTTCCTGGCTGCCTGTCGCGAACTTATTTGCGCTATCCAGACGGGACCCTCGTACGTGTGTCATCTACCCACGAGCTGGGATGGCAGCTGCAACGGGCTTCAGCATCTATGCTTGATGACCCGGGCACCGGAGGGCCGCTACGTCAACCTGACGGCTACTGAAATCCCCGAGGACGTCTACCAGCGGGTTGCTGACCTCGCCAAGAAGCTGATCGAGGCTGACCTCACCAACGACGACCTGTTCTACGAAGAGACTGAGGACAAGAAGCGCAAGATCAACGCCCCGATTAAGGTGTTGGCGCGGATCGCCTTGGACTACGGCGTGGACCGCAAGCTGGTCAAACGAAACACGATGACGTTTTCGTACTCCTCGAATGAATACGGCATGAGCGCCCAGCATTTCGAGGACACGATGGAGCCTTTGGAGCTGAAGCTGCTCAAGGGTGAAATCGAAACGCATCCGTTTGGTGAGAGCCCACTCGAATGGAGGCTGGCCTGCAAGTATCTGGCTAAGCGTGTGTACGAAGCTATCAAGGCTGTCGTCACGCTGCCTGCTGAAGCCATGGCTTTCATGCAGACCCTTGCGAAGCAGTTGGCTCACGAAGGCAAGCCATTGCGCTGGACAACGCCTGCAGGTGTCCCGTGCATCAACCGGTACCACGAGGAAGAGACCGAGCGCCTCAAGCTGTTCTGCTGCAGCAATGGCGTGAGGACCCGCAATGACCTCACTGTGGCTGTTGGTTACAAGAAGCCCATCGACAAAAAAAAGTCGGCGGCCGGGATCGCCGCAAACCTCACTCACTCGCAGGACGCTTCACATTTGTTGCTGACGGTTGCCGCTGCGGCCTCCGAGGGCATCACCGACATCGCTACGGTTCACGACAGCTTCGGCTGCCTGCCTTCACGGGCTGGCCGTCTCAACGAAATCCTCAGGGAGCAATTCCTGAAGATGTACACGGACCACGACATCCTCACGGAGCTGCTCGAAAGCGCCAAGAGGGACCTCGACAACCCCGACAAACTTCCCGAGCTGCCCGCGAAGGGCTCCCTGAACCTGAAGGAAATTCTCAATGCAAGATACGCCTTTGCTTAAGACCGACACCGAGCGCGCCCTCAATGACCTCGCGGCCGACATCATGATCGTTGCGACCGAGATGCTCCACATACTGGCCACCCTTCGCCTGCCGATTGACGGCTACAAGACCCAGCTCCAAAACCTCTGCATCCGTGGCATCGAGCTGACCGGCGAGGACGAAGAGAAGTGAAGCTCTACGCCATCTACCCTGCTGGGCTCACTCTAGAAGCCACAGCCGCCCGTGTGACAGCGGGCGGTGTCCTCACCCTGCATGACGAAGCCTACCGCACCATCGCGGCCTTCGCTGCAGGTAGCTGGACAAAGGTTCACGTCGTCCATCCCAAGAAACCCAAGAGCCGCAAATAGCGGAAAGGATCAGCCTTATGGAATACCAGACCAAACACTCCACTGCCGAGCGTGAGTTCCGCAAGGCTGTCCTCGACGGCGTCGAGCCCTCGATCACCGCACGGGCCACCTTGGAAGCCCGAGGGATCAACACGGACGCGTTGGAAGCCCGTATCCGTCAGAGCCGGGAGTACAAGCATTGAGACTGCATGAGTACCACTGGGGCCATTACGAGTGGGATGACGATTACACCAGCGTCATCGACGAAGAAGGAGACCTCGTGATCTACGGTGTAGGCACAGGGTGGCCTTCGTTCTCCTACTGGCTCGTTCCGGGCACACAGGTGGAGGAGAGGACTGAATGACAGACGAAGAAGTGCAGACTGAGCTGCAATACCTCAGGCGCAAGAAGTACGACAACCCATACTACGTCAAGCGGACCCCACGAGGGTCCGTTGTCATTTGTGATCAGCACTTGATGACCGACGAGCTGAAGGACGGTGAGGCTCTGGCTCTCGCCTACGAACTCAACATCGAACATCAGAAGAGGATGGCCGTATGAACTTCAACATCACCACCACGTCCAATGCGGCCGACTGGCACGCCACGATGGCCATGAAGGCCTACCGTAAGCGCCAGTACAGCGACTACCGCCGACACATCCGCATCGCGGATCAGCTGCGTGCAACAGCGAGGTAACACTGGCTCCCGCTTCGCCGCGGCTCCAGCTCGAATGGTCACGTTCGACATGCTCCCGAAGTGTATTCGCGAGCTGCTGGCGAACTCCAATCACAACTGGAGCTGCGAAGAGGCCTTCGACGCGCTCACCTTTGACGTCGATGAAGACTACCTGATCGGGCGCATCAAGCAGCTCGACGCAAAGCTGGCGGAAGAACACTACGCGCACCTAGCGACTGGTCTTCCGTTTCCAGCCTGACATCCAACAATCCGAGGACAATCATGAAGAACCGTAAGTACAACGCACTGATCCGCATGGGTGCATCGCTCTGGACCGTGACCGTGAAGGACGCCGAGGGTAACCCTGTGGTGTTCGATCTGTACAACATGGACAAGAACCAGCGGCGTGAGTTTCACCGCGAGTTCATGAAGGCCTACCGTGCTGGATAGACTGTTTCCAGCGCTCCTGGGTATCGCGATGGCGGTCCTCATCATCCTGATCGGCTACGGCATCTCACTGGACCCTCCGAACGTCTGTGTGCATCGCCCGTGGCTCGACATGTCACAAGGCTGCTGATGAAGACGGTGCTGGCACTCGTGCTGGCGCTGTCTCTTCCAGCGCAAGTAACTCTGGCTGCAGATGGTCCCCGCTGCACCATTGAGTATCCAAGGGGCTTCAAGGTCGTGAAGGGGACGAAGAAACGTCCTCTGTCCATCTGCAGAGGTGGCGACCTATCAACCACGTGGCGCAACTGCACGTCACGCTATTCAGCATAAGAGAGAAGACCAACCTACAAACCTATGGCTAAAGTTTCCATCATTCTCCCCAAGGGTGTCGCCGTCTACCCGAAGCTCAACGAAATTGACGTCTACCAGCCGATGCGCAATGGCAAGCCGAACGGAGCCGAGAAGCGCCGCTTCCTGACCGGCATCCAGTTCGACGACGAGAACCACCGCAAGGTCGATGCGTACCTCAATAAGCAGCTCAAGGAGATGGGCCTTGAGGGTGGTAAGTTGCCGTGGAAGAAGAATAAGAAGGACGGCACGCTGTCCTTGCAGATGACGTCGGGCGAAGACTATCCGCCCCCGTTCTTCGACGCCTCTGGCAACGAGGTCCCGCGCGCCAAGGTCAAGATTGGCGGCGGTTCGGTCCTCAAGGTGGACGTCACCGTCAACGGCTATGAAGGCTTCGGCGGCGGCATCAACCTCTACATCAACTCCGTGCAGATCATCGAGCTGAAGCAGCGCTCTGCCAACCGCTTCGAAGCGGAAGAAGGGGGCTTCGTGTTCGCTGAGGATCACACGGCTGACAGCGATGACGATGGTGAAGACACCACGCCGTCGAAGCAGTCGCACGACATGGACGACGACATTCCGTTCTAATGTCCAAGCCCGCGCTCACCATCGAACCTGAGTACCGCTCAGGTCTCGAACGGGATGCTGCGGCCAAGCTCTCTGCGGCCGGTGTACCCTTTGACTATGAAGGTCATTGGATACGGTACACCGTGCCACAGAGGGAGGCCAAGTACCTCCCAGACTTCCACTTCAAAGGTTGCCCAATCATCCTAGAGCCCAAGGGGCGCTTTGGTGGTGCAATCAGCGGCAAGTTTCGCGTCTCCACAAAGGACGCTGCCGTGAAGGAGCGACAGAAGTTCGTCCTGCTCAAAGAACAACATCCCGAGCTGGACATCAGGTTCATCTTCAGCCGCGCATCCACGCCCATCTACAAGGGCTCTCCAACCACCTACGGCAAATGGGCCACGGACCACGGTTTCAAGTGGTCGGAGAAGGTCGTGCCTGACGAGTGGATCAAGGAAATCCTCGCCTACATCAAACCCAAACGAAAGTGAGAACCATGTCTGACAGCCTGACCATTGGTACCCCGAACCTCGCCAACGACCTCCGCTTGGGCACCCAGTGCCGCAAAATTCTCGCGCATCTGGAACGCTACGGTGAAATCACGAACAACTCCGCGTTCACCACGTACCATGTGTCGCGGCTGTCGGACGTGATCATGAAGCTGCGCCGCGCAGGCTACGCCATCGAGACCGAGATGAAGCGTGACGGCATCGGCGGTCAGTACGCCAAGTACCACCTCGTCGAGGGCATCTGATGCTACGCCCCCGCAACATCTACTTCGGCGGCACAGCGCTCCTCGCGTTGGCTGCGATCAACGAAGGCAGCATCACGGGCGCTCTGATCCTCGCGGGTGGGGCGTTCATTGCCTACGGCTTCGCTGTGGCGCTCGCTGAATACGACATCTGAAAGGTTAAGACATGGGATGCACGAAAGGGCCTTGCCCTTGCGGCACGTCTTCGGACGCGTTCGCGACATACGACGATGGTGGCTCGTTTTGCTACCGCTGCGACAACGAGAACGTCCCAAAGTCTTTCAAAGGCCAACGGAAGAAGACCAAGCCCGAACCCGAGGCTGCCTCTGAAGGCAATTGGAAACCCCGGCAAGGTTGGACCGAGGCTCTGATCGACCGAGGGATCACCGAGGAGACCTGCAAACGCTTCAGCTATCAGGTCATGCGCGACAAGGAAGGCCGCACGGTCCACATCCAGAACATCAAGGGTGAGGACGGGCGGCTGCGTGGCCAGAAGTTTCGAACCGAGGCCAAAGACTTCTTCATCATCGGCTGCCCGAAGGACCCAGGTATCATTGGGTCGTGGATGTGGCCCAGCGATGGACGGCGCGTCTGCATCACCGAGGGCGAGATTGACATGCTCTCAATGGCGCAGGCGTTCGACGGGAAGTACCATTTCGGTTCTCTCCCGAACGGCACAGGATCAGTCGAGAAGGCGATCCTGCAGGACTACGACAAGCTCTGCGCCTTCCAAGAGATTGTCCTCTGCTTCGACAACGACGAGCCGGGACAGAAGGCGCTCAAGAGGGCCTGTGAGCTGCTGCCGCTAGGCAAGGTCAAGATCATGACCCCGCCGCTCAAGGACGCCAATGAGGTCCTCCTGAGCAAGCAGCACGGCCCTGCGGCGCTCGTGCGTGCCTTCTGGGACGCCAAGCTCTACCGGCCGGATGGCATCAGGGAGGGACGTGAGTTCACCCGGGATCGCCTGAAGCAGAAGAAGCGCAAAGGCTTCGCTCTGCCGTGGCCGAAGCTCAACGAGATGTGGATGGGTCTTCGGGATGCCGAGGTCACCACCATCATCGCAGGCTCAGGCGTCGGCAAGACGACCATCGCTCGCGACATTGCGTATCACATGCGCGTCGAGCACGGCCTGAAGGTAGGCAACGTCTACCTTGAGGAAGACAATGACACCTCAGTGGCCGCTTACTGTGCGCTGCATGCCGGTGTCCCACTAAAGCAGCTCCTAGCCACCCCAGAAAGCATTTCAGATGAAAAGTGGGACGCAGCGCTAGCGGCTGTGGTGTGGGACGGCATGCTGTTCTACGACCACTTCGGTTCGCTGGAGAGCGACCGGCTGCTGACCATGATGCGTTACATGGCCGCCAGCGGCTGCAAGTTCATCGTGCTCGACCACATCAGCATTGTGACCTCAGGGCTCGAAAGCAGCTCCGAGGGCGAGCGTAAGGACATCGACATCCTCATGACCAAGCTCGCGAGCTTCGTCAAAGAGACCGGATGCGGCGTGATTGCCATCGTCCACCTCAAGAGAACCCAAGGCAAGAACTTCAACGAAGGCTCCAAGATCAGCCTCAGCGACATGCGTGGCTCCGCGTCACTGGAGCAGCTGTCGTTCAACGTGCTGGCTGCCGAGCGCAATCAGCAGGACGAGAAGCAGAAGCTCTTCGCGCAGCTGCGGTCACTCAAGTGCCGCATCACTGGCGAGACCGGTGAAGCTGATCTGCTGAAATGGAATGTAGCGAGAGGCCGGTACGAGGTGGCCTCAGCGTTTAACACTCAGACCCCAGACACAGAAGGAGACATCGCGTTTTGAAAGACATGCTTGGACGTGAAATAGCTAAGGGTGACGTAGTTGTCATCTCCATCTCTGATCCTGACGTGCGTATGGCCGTGTGGCCCGCGCTAGGTCTGGCTGATGTTATCGACGCCGCATCGTTCGGTGTCCATCTCCGTGTCCGTGGCGACAAGGAGGCTCAAGTGTTCACAGCGAGTAAGCGGATCGCCATCGTCCAGCAGGGAGCCAAAGCGTGACCAAGTACGTGACCTACGGCACCACCACTGAGGATGCCTACAAGTTCCTGACCAAGCACGGCGTCACCTTGAAGGAGGCACGCTCCATCATGTGTAAACACGTACGTGAGGCTCAGTATCAAGCAGCCAAGCGTGCTGTCGAGGAAGCCAAGGACCTCGCTTGGTCTCGGAAGCCCATCCTTGAGAAGCTGATGGAGAGCTGGGACCGCAAGGTGAAGAACTATCACTACAGCCTGAAGTACGAAGCCGAACAGCGAAACAACACCCTGTTGCGGCGCGCGATCCGCTGGATCAAAGGAGCATAATGCTACGACTGCTGTACGACACCGAGAGTAACGGTTTCGTCGCCAATGCCACTAAGGTTCACTGTGTCGGCATCACCAATGTCGATACCGGAGAGTACAAGGGCTACCGCCCAGACCAGATTGATGAAGCGATCCGTGAGTTGGACAAGGCCGAAGTTCTGATCGGCCACAACATCATCCGCCACGACCAGCCTCTCCTCAAGAAACTCAAAGGGTTCATTCCGAGACCGGGTGTCACGCTCAAGGACACCATGATCATCTCGCGTTTGATCTTCCCGAACCTGAAGGCCACTGACGCCGAGCTGATCGCCAAGGGCAAGATGCCCGCTGGCAACAAGTACAAAGGCAAGCACACCATCGCTTCGTGGGGATACCGCTTAGGTAACCCCAAGGGCGACTACGCTGCCATGATGGAAGCCAAGGCCGCCGAGCGCGGTCTGGAGCATCCGCAGGACATCGCGAAGTTCGTGTGGGGAGAGTTCAATGAGGACATGTTCACCTACATGGCTCAGGACTGCTCCACCAACTTCGATCTGTGGAAGCATCTGAACCCGGATCAATACCCGCAGGCTCCTATCGACCTTGAGCATCGCATAGCCCGTGTGTGTGATGCGATGAACATTGCGGGCGTGCCGTTCGACCTCAGGGCCGCTGGTGAGCTTCAGGCCAAGCTGGTGGGACGCAAGCACGAAATCGAAACGAAGCTCAAGGAGCTGTACGGTTTCTGGTACGCGCCCATCAGCCCTGATCCGAGCAAGGCACTGTTCGTGCCGAAGCGTCCGAACAAGGCGCAGGGATACTGGGGTGACGTCGAGGACATCAAGGACCCCGATGGCCACAAGGTGGGCACCAATTTCACCGGCTACCCCAGCACCAAGATCAAGAAGGTCGAGTTCAACCCAGGTAGCAGTGATCACCTCGCAAGGGTGCTGAAGGCTGAAGGTTGGGAGCCGACGAAGATGACCGAAGGCGGCAAGCCTGCGATGGACGAAGAAGTGATCGAGAGCATCGGAAACCAGTTTCCTCAGATGAATGAGCTGGCCGAACTGCTGATGGTCAACAAGCGATTGTCGCAATTAGTTGGAGGTCCAAGCAGCAAGTATCCGCTGATCGACTGCGTACAGGAAGACGGCCGCGTTCACGGCGTGATCAACCCTATGGGGACCATCACGTCACGCGCGGCACACATGTTCCCGAACTTGGGGCAGGTGCCGTCTGCCAAGAAGCCCTTCGGTACCGACTTCCGTGCTCTCTTCCATGCCCCTCCGGGTTGGACGTTCTTGGGTGCGGACCAACAGGGACTGGAGCTGAGAGGACTAGCGCACTACCTCGCACCGATGGACGGCGGCAAGTACGCCCGCACGGTGATCGAGGGTGATCCACACTGGCTCCATGCGGTCGTCATGGGCCTAGCAGAGGGTGAACGTGACAAGCACAACAAGCTCCACACAGTCGTTCGCGAAGATGGCTCAAAGCGATTTATTTACGCGTACGTATACGGCTGCGGCGACATCATGGCTGGTTCGATCATTTATGAAGCGCTACTCAATGCCAGAAGAAGCTGCGGTGCAGATGGCGAAGCGATATACGTCAAGTTCTTTGGCACAGACACAGTTACCGAAGGGAAGCTACGAAAAGTCGGCAAGGCAGTTAGAAATGCCTTTCTGACCCGCATCGAGGGCTTCGGTAAACTCCAGAGCAAGCTGAGCGAACAGATAGCGAAGCGGGGCCGCGTCATTGGCCTCGATGGTCGCATCATCCCCATCCGCTCCGATCACAGCGCACTGAACTTCATGATCCAGTCCGCAGGCGCAATCGTCTGCAAGGAGTGGGTAGCGTCTTCATTCGAAGAGTGCGAGCGCCGCTACGGCTACAATTGGGACGACCCGTGGTCAGGCAAGTTTGTGTTCTGTCTGTGGGTCCATGACGAAGTTCAGCTCTGCGTAAGGGAAGGCCTTGAAGAAGAAATCGGTAACATCATCGTCGAGTGCGCGCGTAAAGCGGGCGAGCCCTACGGCTTCAGGGTCCCGCTCGACAGCGCGTGGGACGCAGGTCCTAACTGGGCGTCAACCCACTGATGACACCACGGGGGACGCCTTAGGGCGTCTCCGCAAGGTGCTCAGAGCCGTCTGGCGTGAACAGGTCCGTGTCAAATCGGACTTCGCACGCAAAGAAGCCGACGTCGTCGCTATGGCGGCGTCTCTCCAACTCATCTCCACCAAGATTGGCGCACAGCGGTTCGCCAAGACATGGCTCATCACCAGCAAGGGGCTCACGTGGCTCCAAGAGGAAGATCAATGAACTTCACCACAATCAACGAGCAGGCAATGATCGACGCGGCCACGGCAATCGTGGGTGCCGAAGCGACTAACGCAATCATCCGGCTGTATCAGCTGCTCGATAAGGCCATGTACGATGGTTTCGAGCTGGGTCAACTTGAAGCCCAGAAGGACGTCGAGGCTCAGGTCGATGAAGCGTGGGACCACGGCTACGACACTGGCGAGGCTGATAGTCTTGCCGAAGGCCAAGAGAAGGCCGAGGACGCCTACGTGGATGGTGTGGCTGATGCCCGTGCCCGTCCCGAGCTGGCCGATGCTGTGATCGAGCAGATCATCGCAGAGCGGGCCAAGTACGCGATCAATAGCGGGTACGACGCCTCGCTGGTCACTGACAGCGGCGACGAGGCTTAATGCAACACACCAAGCTGCTCTTGATCGACGGTGACGAGATGCTGTTCAAGGCGTCCGCTGCCGTCGAGCACGAGAGCAAATTCAACACCGTGTTGGGAGAGCAGGATTGGAGCGAACCACCAATCCACGTCCTGTTCTCTCACCCGGGGCGAGCCCGGGAAGTGCTAGACGAGATGCTGGAGCGTTACTTTGAGCGCTTCGAAACCCGCAACCACTTCCTGTGCTTCTCCACGCCTGCGGACTTCCGCTTCGGCTTGGACGTGCAGCCCAACTTCCGCTTCGACGTCGATCCCACCTACAAGAACAACCGGCAGAACTCGCGTAAGCCTATGTGCTACGCGCAGCTCCGCATGGACGTCGAGAAGGATTACACCTGCAAGAACTTCATCGGCCTTGAGGCGGATGACGTCATGGGCATCCTCGCGACCATGCCGGGGAAGGGCCAGCGGATCATCATCTCTCAGGACAAGGACATGCAGACCATCCCCACCCAGGTTTGGCGTAAGGGTGATCTGGTGACCGTGACCGAGGCTGAGGCTGATTACTTCCACATGTACCAGACGCTCACGGGCGACATCACCGATGGGTACAAAGGGTGCCCCGGGATCGGCAAGGTGAAGGCTGAGAAGCTGCTCAAGGACGCCAAGGCTCCGGGTGACACACCTGAGAAGGG